TTCAAACCTGAACCGCCACCCATTTCTTTTTGTGGGAACATAGAACCAATAACATCATAAGTGTGATTGGTCATTATCATAGGTATATTTGCTTTACCTAATTTAAGTGTTAAAACTCTAAATGTTGATTTGACTATTTGTGATCTAGTCATATCTCTTGTTTCTTTACCAGCAGCCGTATCTTCCATTTCTTTTGTAGTAGATAACATACCTAAACTATCTAATACAAACAACAAAGGTTTTCTTTTATCTTCCGGTTGCTCTAAATATTTGTCAATCACTTTAATTGATTGAGCTCTGAATTCTTGTACTGTAGCCACAGGAACAATTACCATTCTAGTAGAATCAACACCTCTATTCTCAATCATATCTTTTGAGATAGCACCCTCTGATTCAAAGTAAATTACACCAGCGTCTTTATTCTTATCTAAAAATGCCTTACAGATACCTAATGCAAAAAAGGTCTTTCCTGTCGCAGCTTCTCCGGCAATCGCCGTAATTTTGTTTGCTGGCATACCACCATATATACTGCCTGATAGTAACGCATTGAACGAATATGAGCCTGTGTCAATGAAACCTGTTACATCTGCACTATCAACACCCTCACTCACTAAACCGGCATATTCATTACCAGTTTCTTTAATTATATCTTTTAAAAAATCACTCATATTTTCTCCTTAGTTGTGTCTATTATACACCATTCTTTGTTTTTTGGCAAGCTTCCTTTTACTTATCTAATTATATCTATTTGACTATCTTTAGTCCAGATTTCAATATCATTTCTTAGTCTACCATCTTCTTTGATATTATTAAACCTTTTAGTAGCTAATTTTCTCCACCAATCAATTAGTTCAACATCATTATATCTATCAAAGTTAGAGGCTTTAACAATCTTATCTGTTTTACCATTTACTATATCTATATAGTTTTCTATACCATAGTTAGATACATAATACCTTTTACGCTCAGTTAATTTTTTAGCATTGGTAATTGTATCTTTAAATTTTTGTAAGTCATCACCATCTAAACTCTTTTTAATTAAACCTTGAATAGCTGTGGTAATTTTTAATTTTCTACTAGAGGCATCCTCTTTAATGAATACACCAATTTTGTCTTCAACATAATTAAGTAAATCTTTAAATGGTTTACCATGTATCATAGGAATAAAATCACTATCAGTTAGGCCTCTATTCTTTAACATAGGTTTCATACCATCATATTGACTAGCCGATTTACTATTACCAAATAAACTTGTGGTTTCAAACATAACTAAATTCATATCATATTTTTCATTTAGTTTTTCTCTAACTGAATGTGAACAACACAAGGCAGCCAATAATTTACCACCAAGATAATTAAAACCAAAAGGTTGTGATGGTACAATTACAAATCCCATAATGGCAGTTTTATTAAATACTTTTAAATCAGGCACATTACCTAGTAATATATTTCTAGGTCTCATATTGATAACAGGAGAACCAAATCTCATAAAACCAACATATGTATTTGTATTCTTTTCTTTTACTGCCAGCTTTAAACTTTTACCAGGAATACTTACCATATTACTATGACTTGAAATTAAATTAATACAAGTGTCCCATGTGTGATTATCAAGCTCAACTACTTCTAAATCCATATCTTCAGGTGACATAGTAAAATCACTAAATAATTCGTTTTCTAATCCCATACCAGGAAGTGAAGTAGGTATAGTTTCTATTTGAGCCATCTTTTGGTCTCTCATATATTGGTCAATTCTAGTAAATTGGTCAAAATAGTTTGAGAACACATTGGCACAATATAGTGCTTGTTCTTTACTTAGATTTAGGTTTTTCGTCATTCATTTTCCATAATAATAATGCTGGTATTATAACACATCCAGCCGATAAGGCAAGCGCTAAAAGAACACTCATACTTCATTACCCCAAAAGTCCCAATTTTCTCTAGTTTTCTTACGAGCAAACAGTTCGATATAGGGGCCCGGAACAAGTCTTTCAATTTCACCATGTAAAAGTGGTTTTTCGGAATGTTTACCTCTTGGTGCAATCACCAATTGAGCAACATCTTTATTGATTCGTTTTGGTCTACCTCTTGTTGCAAGTAAACACATTTCAGGATTACCTCTAGTCCAGTATCCTAAACCTGTAAAAAATCCAAGTGTCTTTTTATTTGTTTTTGCCCATGTGAATCCTACGGTTTTGTATTTAAATCCCCATGCGTCAATAACTTTTAATGCTTGGTCTAACATAGGGTCACACACCCACATTAACAATACACAATTTTCATCTGCGATATCTCTAACAGGCATACTACAAATATCATTTAGTGACATGCAATCATAATGTGCCTCAGGACTTTTTTCTTTTCCTTTATCTGACCTTGTTCTAAACAACCAAGGTGGGTCGGCATATATTACTTTGTATTTCTTTTCAGGTAGTTTAATCAAAGAAACTCTCCAATGTAGCTTGTGGTTCCGCTTTCCAATTAATTGCGTCTAGTATAAAACGCATTGGGTCGAGGAATGTTTTCTGAAATTGTATCTCATAATCGACATACTCTTGTAATTTAAATTCTGTCGGTAATGTACTAATGTAACTAATGACATCAAATTTAAATGGGTTAGCTTCTTTTAATTTAAGAAACTTTATCTTGTCGCCATCTTGTATATAAGGATATTTCATACCAAGATTTGCTTCTTTCAGTTGATGATTATAAATCAATGCGCCTTTAACATGAATAGGTGACCCTTTAATAAAGATACTACTATTGCTAGCATACTTTCTTAGATTGTTACAACTTCTAGGAAAAGCAATTGCCTCAGGTGGTAGATTGGTAAACTCTTCCTTAAAGTCAGCAATAAATTTATGGAGGTCCGTTTGTTCCTTCGACATAATTATTTTTATTGCGTCTTTAATTTTACCTCTACACACCTGAGGCGTACTAGACTTGACTGCTTCTATGCCCATTAACTTTAGTTTAGGGTCAGTAAGTCTTACGCCTTCTTCGTCTAGTACATTCAGCATGTACCTTTTTTTAGCCACCCATATTCCTTTGTTGGCGATAACTTCTCGTTTCATCACCATTGCGTTTTTAAATGCGTTAGAATAATCAGCTAGTTCATCAAAACATTTTTCTATATATGGTTCGATTTTGTTATCACAAACTTTACCTAAAAAGTCTGCAATCTGGTCATTTGTTTTACCTTTACAAGTCTTTTCAACAAGCTTATCAAATCTTACATAGATACTATCGGTATCAGACGCAACAATATAATCATGTTTGTCCTGTGTTTGTAATATCTGATTTAAATACTCATTAACTTTCTTCTCAATAAAACGAATAATAAATTGGCCAGCAGTTGTAATACCGGCAGCTTGTCTTACATCATAAAATCTAAAGTATTGATTACCTACTGCACCATAAGCTGAGTTCAAGGCAATCTTTTTTGACCATTGAATATTATGACATCTTGCAATCTCTCTGGCAAGTTCTTTTGTCGGGGTCTTTTGATACTCGGCTTTTGCCTTTAACATTCTCTGTTTAAAGACAACACGGTCATTGTACATTTTCTCCATCATTTCAGGAAGAAAACCTTGACTATCAGTTTTAAACTTGGCGCCGTTTGGTGTTAAACAGGCACCCTCAGTTTTAAGATAGTTAAGAGGTACTTTCATGTCAATCATTTTATTAACATTGACACCTTGTCCGCTTTCACCAAGTATCTTTTCAGGCGAAATATTGTATTGTATAATAATGTGTGGATATAGTGAATTAATATCAAATGAAACAATCCAATCATGGCCACCTAAGATAGGTTCTTTTACATAAGCGCCTTCGTATTTTTGGTTTTTAATACTATCTTCTCTTGGCGGTACACATATATTCTTTTTCAATAAATGATTTGCAATCAATGTGTCCCATACTCTAACTTGCGAAAAGATATCATCATAATTTACTTTTGAATCATATGCAACTGTTAAACTCAAATCAATTAGACCTAGTTTATCTTCTAATGCGTCAACGATTTCAACATCTTGTATATTATAGTCAATAAACTTTTGAAAGTCTTTCTCGTAAAATTCTTTAAATGTA